CCATCACGGGTTTGGGCGCCGGCTGCGCCACCTGGCTCGCCACCGCGTCGTCAGCAAACCTGCGCGGCTGCGTGACCGACGAGACCGGAACGGGTCTTCTCTACTTCCAAGGCGGCGACATCGGCACGCCGTCTGCCGGTGTCGGCACCAACCTGACCGCGCTCAACGCGTCCAATCTCGGCTCGGGCACCGTGGCCGCAGCGCGCATGCCCGCGCTCACGGGTGACGCCACCTCGACGGTCGGTACCGTTGCGACCACCGTCACGAAGATCAACGCGGTCGATCAGACGGTCGCATGGACCAATTACACCCCGACCATCACCAGCTCGGGCGGCGCGTTCACCACTGCAACAGCCAACGGCTATTACCGGCAGATCGGCAAAACCGTTTGTGTCCGCGTCACCTCTACGCAGACGACGCTCGGACCGGCAAGCGGCACGCTCCAGGTCAGCCTTCCGTTCAATGCATCCGCCAACGTCTTTGGTCAGCTGTTTCTAGCGGTCAATGTTGTGAGCGGAGTTAGCGGCAATGCTCAGGTCGGAGCCAATTCCGCGACCATGAACATCTTCAAGTATGACGGCACGACCGTGATCGGCGCCGGCAACATCATCAACGTTCAGGGCTGCTATGAATCCGTTTAAGGAGAAGTGATATGGCCGCATTCGAATGGCCGCTCTCCAAGCTGGAGATCATCAACTCGGCGCTGGCGCAGACGGGGGACAATCTCGTCGTCGCGGTCGACGACGGTTCGGTCGAGTGGACGGCATGTTCGCCGGCCTACGAGCGGGCGCTTGCCGCGGCGACCGAGGCGCATCCGTGGGCGTGGGTCACGGCCTTCCGCACGCTCCAGCCCGCCGCCAACGCGCCGGTCGATCCGCGCTATGACACGGCCTACAATCTTCCGCCCGATCTCGTGCATCTGATCCTCGTGCGCTTGAACGATCGAAAGTGCATTTGGGACCTGCAAGATGGTCAGATGGTCGTCAACGCGCGCGGGGGGCCGCCTCCGCCGAATCCGCCGGGCGTGCCGTACCCGGTGATGATCAAGGGCATCTTCTCGACGAAATCCGATCCGGTCAACGGCACGCCAACGGTCGTGCTTGCCCTCGAACGCTTCGTGATGTCCGGCATCTACCGCGGCATCAAGAAGGACAATGCCGAGGCCGGCCGGATGTTCAGCGAGGCCATGCAGATCCTGGAGGCAGCGAAGTCGCGTCACGACATGCAGAAGCCGAAACGGGCTCTGTTCGTCTCTCGGCTCCGCCGCGCGCGCTGGACCCGCCGCCCGGACTGGCCGATCCCCACCGGAGGAGACAACGGACCTTGGGGGCTGTGACAGGTGGCTCAGAAGATCATCGGAGCTCAGCGTGATTTCTCCTTCGGAGAAGTCGACCCGACGCTCAAGCGCGCGGACGATCATCCGGCGCGCAAGGCTGGCCTGCGCCAGATGGCCAATTTCAGGATCCTGAATTCCGGCGGGGTGCAAGATCGCTCCGGGCGCCGCGCGTTATTTCCTGCACCGCATGTCGAGCGGATTGAAGAAGTTACGATGTCGCCCGGAAACATCTTCAAGATCGCGTTCGGTGCCGGATACATTTTCATCTACGACGCCAATGGCGCGCTGATCAAGCAGTTCGACAAGCAGGGCAATGGCGCGTACCTGCCGTGGAGCGCAGCCGATATTCCATCCATCGTGTTCGCGCAGTTCAACTTGTCGATCTACATCACTTTCAGCCACTCGATGCGGCCACAGGTTGTGACGTGGGATGGCGTTTCGACATGGTCGATTGCTGACTACAACGAGATACTTTTGGGAACGCAGAAGCGGACACCGTTCTATCGTCTCAGTCCGCAGGGTATTTCGATTATCCCGTCGGCGCAGACGGGGAGCATCAATATCGTTGCAAGCGCTCCGGTGTTCACCCCGGGGCATGTCGGCACGCGCATCCGCTTCGTCAACCGCCAAATACTGATAGCGAGCTACTCGGACTCGCAGCATGTCACTGGTTTTGTGGAGGAGAGCCTGCCCGGATCGCAGGTGCTCCACTTCACCAGTGATCCGCGATCGATCTTCAACGTCGGAGATGTGGTTCTCGGCTCTGTCACAGGATCTCGTGGCCAGGTCAACGCGACGACCTCGACGACCATCACGGTTCAGCTGCTGTCGCTCACCACGTCCACATTTATTTCCGTATTCGGAAATTCAAATACCCTGGCTTTTGCGGGAACGGAGTCGGTTGTCGGTCCTTCCGGCAGCCTTGCCATAAGCGTCACCGATTCCATCACGGCGCCGACCGGGACAACGGTCTGGGACGACGAGGTGATGAACGATTATCGCGGCTATCCCGCTTCAGTGTTCGTCGATCAATTCAGGGTCGGCTTTTGCGACTTCCCGGCGATCCCCGGCGGGATCGGCTGGACTGCGATCAATGCCCCGACGGATTTTTATGTCGTCGGCGCGACCGTGCCGAGCGGCGCGATCTTCGAGCTCGCTCCGGACAAGGTGCAGGTGCTCTACGTCGTGCCGGGACCTGAAAGCTCCGAGTTCGTGTTCTGCGATCAGAAGATCTATTACATCAAGATCGACGCCAGCAATCCGCTGGTGCCGGGCAGTGTGCGGTTCGCGGCGCTTTCGGGAGACGGCGCCGGACGGGTGCAGCCGCGGACGGCGCAGGAAATAATCCTGTACGTCAACGCCGGCCGCAACAGCATGATGGCGATCGTGGCGAGTGGCGCATACTATCGCCCGTTCAACACCAAGGGCTTGAGCGATTTCCACGCGCATCTGTTCAACAACATTGTCCTGATCGCCGCGCCGACCGCAGACGGCACGTTCAACGAGCGATATATCTACGTGATGAACGGCGACAATTCGCTCGTGGTCGGGAAATACAATCTCGCGGACATCACGTCGGATCAGCCAAAGGTCGGGTGGGGTCCGTGGTCCGGCGTCGGCGCGATCAAGTGGGTGTGCGCGATGGATGCCGACGTGGTGTTCACGACGTCGTATTTCGGCGCGACCATCTGCGAAATCCTCGATGACTCGCTATACCTCGATAGCGCGCTGTTTGTGAACGCGCTGCCCGCGGCATTCACGCCTACGCCGGGCCTGGGGCCGCTCTGGTGGATTCCGTCGCAGACCGTGGCGCTGATGGACCAGGTCACGCGGTCGATGGGGACCTATGATATCGACGCCACCGGCTTCATCGTTCCGCAGGGAAATGGCGGCGAAAACCTTGCGTCCGCGTCATTGGTTGCAGGCCAGCAGTGGACGGCAACGGTCGAGCCGTTCACGCCGAACGCGCCTCCCGGCCCCGATGCAAATCAGCGCATGAAGATGCGGCAAATATCCTATTTCGGGGTCTATGTGATCCACTCGACCGGCTTTGTGATGGGCGGACTGTTCTCTGGCCGCATCACGCGCACGTCTCCTGCGCTCGGCACCCTGATGAACGACCGGCGATTTCCTGCGTGGATGCAGGACGACGATCCGACGCTGCCGCCGCCGCAACGCGAGATCGCCGAATTTTATCCGGTGCCTGGGTCTTCATACGATCCGCGCGCGGTGATTTTCAAGGACACGCCGGGACCGCTGCAAATTCTTGAACTTGCGATTGAGGTATCGATATGACCGGAGTGCATCATGGGTAGCACTGCTGGAGGCGGCGGAGGCGGGGCGGGCGGCACGTCGATCGCCTCGATCGGTTTGCAGGCCTATTCGACCATGCTTCAAGCGCAGGGCGTGGCCGAGGCTGACGAATATCAGGCCGCCAAGCTTGAGAACTCCGCGAAGTATGGCGAGCTGAAAGCCGTCCAGACCGGCGGCCAGATGGCGCGCAGCCTCAACACCACGCTCGGCAACATCGAGGCGGTGCGGGCTGCGTCTCGCGCCGATCCCAATTCCCCGACCGGGGCGGCCATTCTCGACGAGCAGCAGCAGATCGGCACCGACCAGCGCCTGACGACCGTCAACAGCATCCTTGCGCAGGCGAACCAGGATCGGTCAGACGCGGCCTATTACAAGTCGGCCGCCGACCATGCGCTCTTTGCTGGTGAGGTTTCGGCCGCCGCCGGTATCGCCAAAGGCATCGCTGGATTGGGGAGATAACGTGGTCAATCCTCTCCCTCTGCTCCCCGAGAAGGTCGTCACCACGACGGCCCCGCAATCATCTGTCTCTCGCTCGGACATCATCTCGGGCAACGATCAGATGGCGCGCGCGCTCGGCCAGGTCGCCGAAG